ATTTGCAAGAGAGTAAGAATTTACACTTTCTATCCTGTGCTTTAGAAATGCATAAGTACTTCCAGTAGCTCCAGTTAGAGCAAGTCCATAGATATTACTATACCCTGCACCCCTTGTTACATTTAAGTTAGCACCTGATGCTGCGCAAATCCATCTGTCAGCCATGTATGTGCCGGTGGACGAGGCTGTAAAGGATGTTCCCCTCTGCCAAACTGAAAAACTTCCATTAATTACTCTGTTTCGTAACCCTGCAATCTGGCCGCTGTTAATACTGCTGATTGCAGAGAGGCTAGTGATATCCGAATTAGCTCCACGTTCAGCAGCCCCTAAAGCCGCACGAGCGGCTGCAGTATTAGCACTGTCTGTACCAAGTAACCCCGCAAGGTAGTCTCGTAAGCTACCCATTGCAGTTTTCATCGTACCCGTTGTAGGTATAGAACTACCGTCTAAAATATTTCGTGCTGGTAAGAGTGCCATTTTAGTATCCTTGAATTAAAGCGTCAATGGTTGCGGAGACTCCAATATTAGAAGCATTTTTTGCTATAATCAGTGGGCCTAGTGATAATGATTTGTCAATAACTTCGACTTTCATCGCTGTTGTACTTCCTTGTAAAGTTAGTTGTATATTCTGTATAGAATTAAATTGTCCTATAGCTCCGGTTAGCCTTGTTCCACTTGAAGAAATAGAGATATTATCTAGTTTTAATAACCTATCTGGTACATCAACAGATGCGATGAAGCCTGAAATTCTCCCCTCGACTGGTCCTGCACCCGACTCTACTCGCCATTGATATTCTGCAGATTCTGCAATGATAGCTCCAGGCCATGGTAGCCATGGTGCTGTTTCAACGTAGTATCTGGTTAAATCTTCGGAGTTATAGAATGCTTCTGTGTCTACTTTATAGAAAGGGTCATTGGATGTTTTTCTATATTGAATACTCTGCGTATTTCCAGTCAGTGTCCAAGATACTGTCATGTTGTATCCTACTGCTGCTACACTAGGTGTCCAACCTGAACTTTCCCAGATTAAAGAGTCATAATTATCGCTATAAAAAGTGGAGATACTAGTCTTATAGAAATCAGACTCATCAACTCGGTAAAATATATCTCCCTGGGTTGCAACTAAATCTCCACTGATTAGTGCCCCATTTGTAACCGCCCCGGGCCATGATGCTGCTTTGTAGTCATAGGTTTCTAGTACATTTTTTACTAGTGGGTCGCCCATATCTTTTATAATGTAAGCAGAATTTTTAGACTCCTGCCCTTCACTATCAACTGCCCTTATCATTATTGTCACTTGCCCAGGAGGGACAACCTTCATAGTATAAGGGGACGATGTGACTAGACCACTATATAGTAAATTTGCAGTACCCCATTCTAAGTTAGTACCATAGTGGAATTTAATCCTATAACCTACTATGTCTTGATCACTAACGGCAGGCCATGAGAGGTTAGTTCCTTCTATAGTCAGTATAGAGACATCTTCAGGTACTGGAGAGGGTGTTACTGGAACTTCAACCCACGGTCCCTTTGCTAACCCAATTGCAGCAACACGGACAAAAGTACTGCCTGTAAACAATTTCTGTACAGTTACATTATTCGATGTTACATCGGCACTTCTAGTCCATGCTAAACCATCCTGGCTCTGTTCAACGTAATAGCGGTTTGCCCACGGGCTAGGCTTCCATTGAATAAGTAATTTATCAGGAGCAAATGGTGCAGGGTATGCTGTTACATCTGAGATCGTTGGTGCGTTTTGGTATCCAGTCAGCCCAGAAAATATCTGCCTAGGCATAGTCACACCACTATCAGCAGTGTGTACACTTGCATCTTCATTGACTGCAGTGATTTCAACTTGATTGAAGCTAACAGGCTTTGCCGTCAGAATGCGTATTGGCTGACTCCAAGCAACACCAGCACCAAATGCAAAATGAGTACGCTCTTCATCCATCCCTACGTATGGTGTTATTGCAGGCAATTCTGAAAGTACAACCTCATACGAAGTACTACCTAGTACACAAGCATACGGCCCTCTAGGTGCACCACCTCTATCACGTAATGCAATATAGTGCGTGCCTGTTGTAAAAACAGGAGGTTCACTTAGGGTTAATGTCTTTGTACTGGAGTTCCATGAAACTACTTCACCAGATTGTCCCCAAGCAGGCATATCATGTTGCAGGGTGGCAAGGTCTAAAAATGAAGGAATAAAACCTTCCATTTCAGTCTTGAAGGTTATCATCTTACGACGATATCTATTACAAGCTGCTTGGTACAAGCCTTCACGCCATGCTTGTCCACGATTTACTACACCAAACAAATCAACCTTAGCGGGTTTATCTGCTGTACTACCAGCTAGAGTAGACCTAACCTTTGCAGATTTCCAAGTAATCTCATCGAAGTAAGAAACATCAACACTGTCAGCAGTGTCTTCAGTCGGCATCAGATAGTTAACTGAAAACGAACCTTTAACGATATTTCTTTGACTAAACATCGCAACTGGAATCGTTGAGGCTTGATCACGAACAACTCTAAGCACACTGCCCTGAATGAAAGGCTTTGCTCTAACAGATTGGCAGATTTTTGTAGCTGCTTCCCAAAAACTCAAGAAACTATCAAATCTAGCATCAAAGTTATCCCCCCTAGAAATACAACTATTTGCTAGTGTTAGTAACCCAGGTAGATCAATGGAGGAATCTGTTTGTCCGACTTGTTTAGCAGCGTAGGCTAATGCCCATGCTGGGTTACGAGTTGCCGTTAGACTAGACCAAGAAGAACCATTCCAGATTGGAAGTTTTCGCGTTGCAATAAGATTAATTTTTCTACTTGCTTGGCTAGAGAGGTTATCGCTAGCTTTCATACGAACAGCTATTAAAGTAACATCACCATAATTCTTACCTACAGGATCAGGATGGTACGCCCGAAGTCCTGCCCATGCTACACTGTTAGCCTCACGACTCAATGTGCTTTCTTCGTCTGAGCGTTTAACTCTTGTGGTGTATCTCCCGAGTGCAACTGAGTAGGACCAACTCCACCTTTGGGCTGTTGTTGTCGCTGCTGTAAAAGCCCTACTACTCTCTAAAGTCGTCCATGGCCCTGTCACAGTGCCGTAGTTATCAACAGTTGCAACTTCAATAGTTATATAGACTGTCCTACTTGCTAGTGAGCCATCATCATTAGCATAGTATAGCCCCTTTGAAGCAACAAAATCAAAGGCTAACTTATTGACTTGAGTTTGCTCTGCATTAGCAACAAAAGGACCAACTGCAGTTGGTGATAAGGTTTGACCTGCGACTTCAATACTTGTTGTTACCGAAGCTGGGAAAAGTGTAACTTGCCCATAAGGTTGAATGACTTCGGTAGTTATCTCATCAAAACTTGAGATAGGAGTATCTTCAATCTTAAGTTGTTCAAGATCGTAGCTACCACGACCAACACAAAGTAGCTGATATAGGTATTGCTCATTACCAGCGTATTCTGTATATGGATTTGCAGCAAAGTCAGGGTATGCAATATGTCGTCCAAAATGCTCTGGGATAGCAGCCTCTAGACGAGCCGTATTACCTTGAGCACTCAAACTATAGGTCGGGCTCGCAGCAGCGAGTGAAGCAGCTTGTTGTGCTGTTGTAGCCTTTGGTGCAGGGGCTATTGCATTAACTAGAGCCATGCCCGCAAAGAGAAAACCTGCAGACCAAACATTAGCCCCCAAACCAAATACAGCGCCACCCATAGCACTAGAACCCATTAAGGCACCCATCTGCGGGGCGTACACCATGACAGCCAACATTAAAACTGTCCTGAGTGGGTTTGATCCACCGCTACCACCACCCTGTGGAATTGCGTCTGCGTCAATGAAGACCAAAACTTGATCTTCGTTTGGAATTAAGTTCCAGTCAGCACGAAGTACAGGTTTGCTATCAACAAATGCAATATAAGGAGTCTGCCAGCTAGGTGCTAACTCCTGAATAGATGAAGGCTGAACCTTAACTACTTGTCTATTTTGTGGGCACAGCCCATTTTCAAGATAAATTACTGTACTCATAAGTGCTTAAAGTATTCTTTGCGACCAAAGCCACTTAAGGCCCAGGATGCATCAGTGGT